CGGTTCGCGCGCTAATTGCTCCATCCATGCACGGACGCACTGCACAAATATGGCGCGAGTTCCGATAGCAAAACGGCGGGCGGCTTCATTGAAAGCCTGGCGCGTGCGCAAGCGAATGCAAAAGGCAAGAGTGGCTGACAAAAAAAGGTCGGCTTGGATCTGGCGGGCGTTGCCCAACCCCTGGCTGGAGTTGAAATGAGACAGCGTGGACGAAAGAGCCGCTTTGCGAATGAGTTGAATGTGATTGCCGGTGGCTTTGTCGATAAGAGGCCGAAGCCTCCGGATCGGTTATCAAATGAGTGCAAGATACTTTGGCGTGACATTGTTCGCGACGAACCGCCGGAGCTTTTTGCCACCGCCGCGACGCGCGACATGCTGCTCGATTATTGTCTCACTCGCGAGCTGATCGAGCGGGTGCGCAAGCAGATTGCCGATACCGATGACGCCGATGCCAAGACGCGCAAGCTGGTATGGGATCTCACCAAGTCGTTGTCGATTTTGATTCGCGATTCAGTGCTGCTGGCAACCAAATTGCGCATGACCAACAAGAGCCGCTATTCAAAAATCGAGGCAGGCACCGCCAGCCGCAACACGCTCAAGGAAGATAAGCCTTGGCAACTGTGAAGCTACCGCCTGGGCACAAGTGCAAACCCAAGGCGCGCGCCACCAAAGTTCTCAAGTTCGTCACGCTTTATTGCCGAGTGCCGGAAGGGCCGGATGTCGGCAAGCCGTTGCAGTTGCGGCCGTGGCAGGTGGACGAGATTTGCCGCATCTATGACAATCCGTGCGGCACGCGCCGGGCCATCATTTCGTTCGGCAGGAAGAATGCCAAGTCCACCTTGGCCGCCATCCTTTTATTAGTGCATCTGTGCGGGCCGGAAGCGCGGCATAATTCGCAACTCTATTCGGCGGCACAATCACGCGAACAGGCGGCGTTGATCTTCGCGCTGGCAGCCAAGATCGTCAGGTTCTCACCGGCATTGCGACAGGTGATCCAGATCCGCGATACCGCCAAGGAATTGCTCTGCCCCGAGCTGGGCACAAAATATCGCGCATTGTCCGCCGATGCTTCCACCGCTTATGGCTTGTCGCCAGCCTTTATCGTGCATGATGAACTGGGCCAGGTCAGGGGTCCGAAGAGCGAACTATACGAAGCACTGGAAACCGCCACCGGGGCGCAGCAGCAGCCGTTGAGCGTGATTATCTCGACGCAGGCTCCCAACGCGCATGACTTGCTGTCGCAACTGATCGATGACGCCCTGGCCAGCAACGACAAATGCTCGATCCTGTCGCTCTACAGCGCGCCGCCGGAAGATGATCCTTTCCTAGAGAGCACGATCGCCAAGGCCAATCCGGCGCTGGGCGATTTTCTCAATAAGGCGGAAGTGCTGGCGATGGCGGAAAATGCCAAGCGCATGCCCGCACGCGAAGCCGAATTCCGCAATCTGGTATTGAACCAGCGGGTGGAGATGGCCAACCCGTTCATTGCCAAGAGCACCTGGGAAAGCTGTGGCGCAGCCGTCAACACCGAATGGGGCCAGGCGGCGGTATTTGGCGGGCTTGATCTGTCAGCAGTTAAAGATCTCACCGCCCTGGTGTTGATGGCCAAGCTTAACGGCATCTGGCAAGTCAAGCCGATGTTCTGGCTGCCCGCACACGGCTTGGAAGAGCGCGCCCGCCTCGATCATTTCGCCTACACGGTATGGCAGCGCGAGGGCTATCTGGAAACCACGCCGGGCAAATCGGTGGAATACGAGTACGTGGCGCAACGGCTGCGGCAGATCTTCGACCGCCACAATATGCGTAAGATCGCCTTCGACCGTTGGGGCTTCAAGCACCTGTCGCCGTGGCTGCTCAGGTCCGGGTTCAGCGAGCGCGAGGTGGCTGACCATTTCGTCGAATTCGGCCAGGGCTATCAGTCAATGTCACCGGCCTTGCGCGCGCTGGAAAGTCTGGTGCTCAACAAAAAGCTGGTGCATGGCAATCATCCGGTGCTGGCGATGTGCGCGGCCAATTGCGTGGTGCATCAGGACCCGGCCGGAAACCGCAAGCTCGACAAGGCGCGCTCGCACGGCCGCATCGACGGCATGGTGTGCCTGGCCATGGCCACGGCGATGGCCGAAGGCAAGGGCGAGCCGGAGCGCAAATACCAAATGATGGTGCTGTGAATGATTTATCCGCAATTGCAACACGCGCGGCCGGGTGCGCCGAACTGGCATCCGCTATTGCGATTGCAACAAAAATATTCACCCGATCAACCGCGCGTCCCGGCCGGATCGCCGGAGGGCGGGCAGTTCAGCGGCGATGGCGGCGGCGCTGCAGGCAGTGCCACACCGACGCCAGCCGAATTCATTGCCGCGCGCGACCGCTCGACGCGCATCCACGTGCTGTCGCCGCTAAAGCCGGAAGATCTATCCGAGCATACGCTGATCACCAACAAGGAGCAGACCGCAGGCGTCGCCGTCGACCCGCACGGTGATTTGCAGAATCTGTTCAACAACGGCGCAGGCAAGGGTGCGGCGGCACAATTGGTGACGCAAGCCATTGCCAGCGGCGCGCGCACGCTCGATGCCTATGACGGTTTCCTGCCCAGCTATTATCGGCAATTCGGCTTTATCGAAACCGGCCGCATCAAATTCAATCCGGCGTTTGCGCATCATTGGGACAGCGGCAAATACGGCCAGCCCGATGTTGTCTTCATGGCTTGGCATGGCTATCCTGCGGGCGGTGCCGCTGGCGCAATCACGCGGGCATCATCGCGGCAGAATTGGATAAGCAATGATCGTTCGTCTCGCTACTACACCGATTATGAGCAAGCAAAATCTGACAGCCGACGAGCAGGAGCTAATCGATCTGTTGGAAGAGGATTATGGCCGCCCGCTGAGCCAGCAGGAAATCGCCCTGGCGCTGGAGCAGGCGCGGGCGCTCGATCAGATCTAGCCAGAGAGTTCGACGAATCGCAGCATCCGCGCGTCCCGGCCGGATCGCCGGAGGGCGGGCAATTTACCAGCGGCGAAGGCGGTGAAGCTGGCGCGGTTGATGAACATGGCCTCAATTTAGATGAGCAACAGCAGATACAAGACTGGCTGGACGGCGGCTATCGCGAGCTGCGCACTGATCCAGAGTTCGGCAAGATTTTAGAAAAGTTGCCGCTGTTCAACGGCAAGGTCTGGCGTGGCGGGCAACTGCGACCGGAGGATCTGAACAAGCTGCATATCGGCGATATTTATGAGATCGGCAAATTTTCCTCCGCCAGCCAGAACGAAGCAATCGCGCAAGAATTTTCTTTCACACAGGAAAGGCCCGGCCGCCAAGCCGTGATCTTTGAGGTGTTTGATCGCGGTCGCAAGATCCCGCGCGATTATGCCTTCGCGGCGGGCCTTGAACGTGAGGCAGAAGTGGTGCTGATGACCGGCGATAAATACAAAATTCTCGGCGTTGACCGTAATCGGATCAATGAGCATGGCGTGAAATATACCGCAGTGACCATGCAGCATGCCTAACCGCTTTGTCGACGAGGATCTCGAATGGCTGAAAAAGGTTAGCGGCGACAAAACGGCACCGCCGAATAGCGTCAAATTTAATCCCTATCACAAACCGGCCGGTTCATCGGAAGGCGGGCAATTTACCAGCGCCGACGAAGCCGGTGGCGAAGATGGCGGCGGTCCGGCGCGCGAACATCCCGGCGAGGGCTATTCCGATCAAGCCTGGGTCGACGAGAACGGCGTTATTCATACCGACAATGTCTATGATGCCGCCCGCGCTCTCGGCCAGGACCGCCAGGTCGATCTCAGCCAGCCGGAGACGGTGTCGACGCTGATCGAACATCTCGGCCAGGTGGCGAAAAACATGGAGCTGATGGGCGAGCGCGCGCCCACCTTCAATCTGTGCAACGTCACCCTGGAAGGCACCGATTTATTCTGCGTGAAAAGCCTGGGCATCCCGCGCGTGCAGATGCCGCAGCTCGACGAGCAGCAGACCAAAGATTTTATCGATTATCTGAAGGCGCAAGGCTACGGCGTCAGCAAGGGCAGCCAATACGCTTCGTATCTGCGGGCGACGCAGAATGAACTGAACGGCGTCAAGGTGGCGCGCAACATGGCGCGCATCGATTCCGGCCAGATCAATCTCAACAAGACGCGGCTGATCATTTCCAAGGATAACTACATCCTCGACGGCCATCACCGCTGGGCTGCCGACATCGGCATCAACGCCCGCGATGGCAATCTGAGCAACGACAAGAAAATGAAAGTGACACGTATCAGCGTGCCGATAACCACGCTGCTGCGCGAAGCCGAGACTTTCACTGGCGGCAAGGGCCACCAAGCTGCCAGCTACAAACGGAGATGACGAAATGCCAGTACCGCAGCCAAAAAAAGATGAGCAACAGCAAGACTATGTGTCGCGCTGCATTTCGGTTTTGGTGACCGATGGCACCGTCGACAATACCGACAAGGGGCGCAAGCAGGCGGCCGCCATCTGCTTCCAGACCTGGCGCGACAGCAAGAAAGCCATGCTGCAACCGATGGCTGGGGAAAACCACGCTGATTTTATCAAACGCTGCAAGTCGCAGGTCGGCGCTGATGATCCAAAGGATGCGGAAACCATCTGCGAGCTGATGTGGCAACAGCACGGCAAAGCGGCGAAAGACAATAAGCCTTACGGCGATGTCGCCTATGCCGATCCCGGCTATCAGGAAGACGGCAAAGCTCGCTACCCGATCGATACCGAAGAGCATATCCGCGCCGCCTGGAACTACATCAACAAGCCGGAAAATCAGAAGCCATATAGCG